CCGCCCCCCGCCCCCCACCCCCCTCACTGACGCGCCCCGGCTTTGAATAGGTTTAAAAAAGACTTATTATCATGGAATGAAAGAACTCACCACCATGAATAGCGCCTCACCACAGGCAATGTGTGATTTATTAGACGATGACCTACCGTACGACCCTCTAGATAGGGAGGATACAAGATGCATTTTAAACTTATTCGACCACGAAATGATGGAGCTGTACAAGGTACGGAACTTGGTAACGGCAGAAAATATTTTTTTAGATGAAAAAGAGTTAGAGGAATTGCTCGTGTCAGATTTAAGACTGGCAAAAAAGTTAAGAGAGCGGGCATGGGCACTTGGGCGTAAAAGAAGCACTATCACGCTTCGGAAAATGTGCATGGGTATTGCTTCTCCTACAAATGTAAAAAAGTTACTTATTGGAAATGAGTATGCTTTTGCTTATTTATTTAAGGAAGCTATGTCTTTTTCTGGTTTGTTGAATGATACTTACAAAAAATCTTTGGAAAAAATACACGAGGCCGTGAGGGATGCGGAGGTATTGGATGATGATGGGAAGATTGATGATAAGACTTTAAAGTCAATAGTGAGTGCGTCTAAGTATGTTAGTGAGAAGATGCACGGTATTCAAGCGCAGAGGCTGGAAATAGTTTCTCAAAACTACACTCTCAAGGAGGAGCGAACTTCTGAGGACTCTCGGAAGAGGAAGCTTCAGGAAATAGCGGATTTGCAGGGGGCGATTGACCCAGAGCTTGCAGGGATCATGGATGTGACAATGATTGAAGATATCCTGACGGATAAGATTATTGAAGGTCAGGCATGAGTATTGTAGATGGTACACTTGAGAAAAGTGTTTCAGATGAGAAGAGGGCAAGAATAGAGCGAGCCATGAGGGACGGACTCCCGCATCGGTACTCTCAGAAGCACTATTTTTGGAGTAAGGAAATATTTGAGGACATGGATTCCCGTACAATAATGCTTTGTGCAGCGAATCAGATAGGAAAGTCTACTAGTATAATCAAAAAAACAATTGAAATGTGCGGAAATACTGCGCTCTGGCCTAAGATGTGGGACACAACACCGCGTCAGTTTTGGTATTTGTATCCCGACATGAAGGTTGCCACCAACGAATTTAGGTTGAAGTGGGTCACAGAGTTTATGCCTCGGGGTGCATTTAAGGATCACCCTACTTTTGGCTGGAAAGCTTTTTATGATGGGCAGAAAAAGATTGACAGAGTGGAATGGAACAGCGGCATAACTCTATTTTTTAAGGGATATTCCATGGCAAAAGGGCAGTCTACACTCCAAACAGCGACTTGCCATCTCATAGCTGCTGACGAAGAAATTCCAGAAGGAACTTACGACGAGCTGTCTATCAGGCTCGCTTCAGTTAATGGGATATTCATGATAGCTTTTACAGCTACTCTGGGGCAGGAGCTTTGGTATAGAGCAATAGAGAGGGTAGGGATGCCCGATGAGAAGTTAAAAACAGCTAGGAAGTTTCAGATTTCAATGTATGACTGTCAACGCTTTGTGGATGGTACACCTTCCAGATGGACAGACAAGTATATATCAGACATCAAGGATAAGTGTAAGAGTGAGAAAGAGGTACAGCGTAGGGTTTATGGTAAGTTTGTAAGGGATGAAGGGCTAACCTTCCATATGTACGAGCCGGGCAAGCATAAGATATCTAAGAGTGAGTATAGACAGCGGTTTGACGTTAAGGATGGGGAGGCAACCCCGAAGAATTGGCTAATTTATACAGGTGTTGATATTGGAGGCGGGGGTACGAAAGGGCATCCAACAGCAATTACATTCATCGCTGTAAGGCCTGACTTCCAGTTAGGAGTCGTTTTTAGAGGTTGGAGGGGTGATGGTATCCCTACATCTTCTCCGGACATCTATGATAAGTATATACAGCTTAGAAGTGACATGAAGCCAGTGATGGAAACGTATGACGGTGCGGCATTAGATTACTATAATTACGCAACGGCAAAGGGCATACCGCTTGTCGCAGCGAACAAAGCCCGTGACGCGGGTAAAGAACGTATAAACGACCTTTTTAAGCTTGACATGCTGTATTTAGTTGTTGACGAAGACGATCCGTATGACGAGGTAGATAAATTGTCTCTAGAGTTAACGACTTTGAGTGATGATACAGCTAAGAGAGTTGCCCGAGACGACTTTGCTGATTCAAACAGATATACCAACATGTGCATCCCATGGGACTTAGAAGCAGTTTCATTGAAGCATGGGCCTAACAAATATGTTCCGTACGTTAAGAAAGAAAAAACTGAGAACGAAATACGCAGGGAAATGGTTTTTGGAAAAAAGGCAACGATGGGCGAACTAGAATCTGAAGAGATAAAATTTTGGAACGATCTATACTGAGGAGTGTCATGAAAGAAAATGGTTTGAGCGCTAAGGACATTTGCGTTATACTTAAGACAATGGCCCAGACAGGAGCAGAAAAGTTAGAGCTAGGGGATTTGAAGATTGATCGTAGCGGAGTTGACCATAAGCAAAAAGTAGTTGACACTATACCTATAGACGAAAATTTACCCGAAGCCACTTTAGAGGAAGATGCATGTGTGCATAAAAAAGAGTTAACTGACGACATGTCAATGAATGATCCTTTAGAGTATGAACGACTATTGGTGAGCGGAGAACTTGAAGATGGATAAAAGCGAACTTACAAGCGAAACGTATAAAATAATCTTTGATGAGAACCCTTTGAATATGAAGGCCGCTGATTTAGATAAGTTGTATCGAGAAGGCGATGAGGCGGATCAATGGATCTTTGCTGAAATGCGCTCTAACTTGCGGCTTGTAGCAGGTGAACATTACCAAAACAAATCATCTAAGTTTTGGGATAGAATTAGATCACAAAAAGATTTATCAGAGTCTCAGAAACTCAGGCTAGTAAAAAACCATACAGGAAATATTAGGGACTCGTATGTATCGACGATACTTGCATATGCGCCTAGTACGCTTATAGTGCCTAACAACAAATCAGAATTAAAAGACCAAAAAGCTGCTCAGCTTTCCAACTCAGTTTTTCAATATATTAGAAAACAGTCAAAATTAGATAAGCGTATACGGATGTTTGCGAGAGATTTTATAGATATAGGCGAGTGCCACTGTAAAATTTATTACGACCCCGATGCAGGTGACAACTTGGGTATGGTTGGAGTTGTAGATGAGACAGGCGAGCCAAAGATAGATATGAGTACAGGGCAGCAGAAGTTAGCTCCTCACATGTCAGGCGCATTTGTATATGAAAGAGTGCAGGGTTTTGATTTGTTGAGAGACCCCGAGGCTGAGACATTTGAGGACTCACCTTTTTTCATCGTTAGGAAGCTTTTGTCGAAAGATAAAGTTAGATCAATGACTGATGATCAAACAGTGTTGCAATCTTTAAACACCCAAGAGAAAGAAGAAAAGTATGTTGTATTTGATGTTACGAATACAAAATATAAAACAGAAGAAAGCAAAGTTATGGTGCGGGAGCACTATTATAGACCTACCCCAATGGTTCCCAATGGTTATTATTTTATAGCTGTGAAAGGGGCTGTAATTAGCGGGGGTGATTTACCATTTGGAATCTGGCCATTTGTCAGTGCAGGTTATTACGAAGTTTCAAAGTGTGCAAGATTCAGATCCCCGGTTCAAAGGATGCGCCCATATCAAGTAGAAGTAAATAGAACAGCTTCTAAGATAGCAACTATCCAGACTACTGTAGGTGACGATAAGTTAGTGATGATGAATGGGGCAAGGCTTACTCCTGGTGGGGAAGCTTCAGGAACTAGAGCAGTAAATGTTGTTGGAGGCACAGGCGCAACGATTATGAAAGGTTCAGCAGGGGAGCAATTTTTCCCATACATGCAGGGGCAGATAGCTGAAATGTACAGCATTATGAATGTGCAGGATTATGACAATACAGCAATGGACGGTAGACTAGATCCACATGCGATGCTTTATAAATCTATAAAGAATAAAGCAAAGTACTCAGATGCAGGAAAAACTTTTGAGGAATTTGTAGTAGAGATAACAGAGATAACTTTAAGAATGGCCAAGGAATATTTATCGGAAGATCAGATAGTTCCGATGGTTGGATCTAGCGAGAAAGTAAATCTTTCTGAGTTTAAAAGCTCCGATCCTTTATGCTATATGGTCACTCCAGAACCTGTTTCAAAAGATGCTGACACAATGCTAGGTAAGCAGTTAATGCTTACACAAGCTATGCAATATATAGGTTCAAGCCTAGAGCGAGATGACATAGGTAAGATTTTAAGATCTAGTCCATTTTTAAATGATGAAGATGTGTTTGCTGACTTCACTATTGATGAAGACATGGCAGTTAATGACATACTTGCTTTAGAGAGAGGTGAACAACCACAGGTACACCCAGATGCTAACCACAAGTATATGATTAAGAAAGCGATACATAGAACAAAGCAAGGAGACTTTAGTACTCTTGATCCAACTATCCAGCAAAATTTTAAGATGTATATTAAAATTAATGAGCAAGTAAAAGCTCAAGCAATGATGGATATACAGAGGGCAGAGCAAGGGTTTATACCAACTGACGGTTATTTAGTTAAGTGCGATTTTTACATGCCTCAAGAAGAAGGCAAGGCCAGTAAAAGAGCGGAAATACCATACACTTCTCTAGTTTGGCTAATCAAACAACTTCAGTCGCAAGGAACATCATTAGAAGACCTATCTAAGATGAGCGGCGGGTATGCTAAAGACATGGCAAATGTTTTATCACCAGAATCACCACAAGGAACAAACAGCAATATTATCCCACCACAAGGAGCAATGAATGGCAGGCAATAACCCAATTGAGAAAATTTTAGACGGGCAAGATGTAGATACAGTTATAAATGAAATGGACTCAGCGCAAATAGATGACCCGCAGGCAGCACCGATAGTTGAAGAAGCAGGAGTGCCGGCAACTGAAGCTGTAGTAGAGATTGAAACACCCGCAGAAGAAGAGTGGAAGCCCGACTATTCATTTAAGGTTTTGGATAAGGTTCATGAGTTTGACGAAGAGATCAGACCTCTAATAACTAAAGAAAACCACACTAAAATAAAAGACCTTTACGAAAGAGCTTACGGGCTTGACCATGTGAAAGGTAATTATGAAAAAGCTAAGACTGAGTTAACAGACTACAAACAAAAAGTAGATGAGTATTCACCTAGAATTGAAAAATATAATGAGGTTGAAAAAAACCTTAAGATACTAGGATCAATGATAGAGAAAGGTGACCTAGACAATGTTTTCGGAGAGCTAGGCATAAATGATCAGGCAGTGATGGAGTACGCTGTAAATAAATTGAAAATGCAGGAACTCCCACAAGATCAAAAAATACAATATCAAAATCAAGTAAGAAATAGATCTAATGAATACCACGATAAAGTAAAACAAGAGGATTATAATCAAAACATACACAAGCAATCTGTAGATTTGAGAAATCAGCAAGTTGATTTTGCTTTGCAACTTCCGGACGTCACGGAATTTGTAAACAAGTTCGACACTTTATCTAGTAAACCCGGAGCTATGAGAGAAGAAATTTTCAAGCGAGGGGCATTAGCATTTCAGACACAAGGATTGGACAAAGCTCCAATAGAGATCATTAACGAAATTATGTCTCAGTACAAACCATTTTTAAACAACGGAACTCCTCAGACACAAGAAGTTCCACAGGGCGGCCATACCCCAAATACTCAGCAGGTAACGCAAAAGAAACCCGTGCTACCTAAAATAGGAACTGCTAGTAACTCAGCAGTAAAGCAAACAAACATGACTTTTGAAAAACTAATGGAATTGAGAAGTTCAATGCCAGCAACTTAAAGGAATAGCTATGGCTACAACACGACTATTTCAAGACATGCTTAATGAATATTTACCAAATAGTTTATTGAGTGATCGTCTTGTAAAGATGGATTATATTTTAAATAGAGTAAACAAAGACAACAACTGGAAGCAAGGGACAATTATAGTTCCTTTTAAAGGTACTAAGGCAAGCTCATTGAAGTTTGGCGGGCTTACAGCAGCAGACGATATCTCTAGCATGAAACCTGTTAGAGGTGAGATTAGCTCATACAAAGAAGTATGGGGATCGATGATTTTCTACCATACTGATTTAATGCAGCATGATGGTAAGATTAAAGAATCTACTTTCATCAGAGTTTTAGGTGATACAGTAGAAGATTTCACACAACATTTTAAAGAAGCAGTTTCTATTCAGTTAGGTTGTGGTCCTCATTTTGCAGCAGTTTCAGACGCTACAGACGCAGCCACAGGTATTATGATTGTAGACAGGATTGAAAGATTCTGTATTGATCAAAAAGTATCTCTAGATGATGACGATACCGCGCTTGCTAGCTACTATATAACAGGTGTGAATTTGAACACAAGTGCAATAACATTGTCTGCAACTAGAGGCGGTGGAGCTGCTAACGTATCTGCTTATAGTGTTGCTCAAAACGCTGTATTTTATCAAGATGGAATTACAGGAGTTTCTGATAACTTTACATCGCTTAAGAGTGCATTGCTGAGTCTAACAAATGGTGGATCTACAAATCTTTATGGGCAAGTTAAAACAGCATACCCATACCTGCAAGCTATCAACATTGATGGCTCTACAATTTCTGCATCTAACATCATGGAAAGTATTTTCAATGCATGGGTTAGTGTTAGAAGGAAAGGTAGAGGGACAGCAGATGAAGTATTGATGAGCTGGTATCATTTAGGTTCTGTTCTTAAAGCAGTAGAAATACAAAAAGGTGCTTACAAGGTTCGTGAAGGATCTATGAAAGCAACTGAATTTGGTTGGACGACTATAGAGATTTTGAATCTTGGAACAGGAAGTATGCTTAAGTTTGTAGGTATTCAAGAATTTGATGATGATATCATCGTTTTCGCTGACTGGTCTAAAGCTACTTTTAGAAGTAATGGAATGATTCAAAAGCGAACTGCTCCTGATGGCAAGCAGTACTATGAAACAAGAACAACTTCAGGTTATGCTTATATCCTAGATATGGCACTGTTTGGGGAACTTGAGATTAGAAACCCATCGTGTTGGGGAATTATCCACACAATTTCTTATTAAATAATATAGAGGGTCTGGCCGGGTAAAAATCCCGGCAACCCTCTCTAAAAAAAGAGGTTTTACAATGGCAATTACAACAACAGAAAAATATTTACTAAACAGAATGAACGCTGTGTCTCACAAAGTTCAGTTAGGGACACTAATTGAATCTGCTGAGAGTGCAGGCGGATCTTTAACAGAAGGAAGTGTTTTCATAGGGAACTCTTCTAACATAGCTGCTGAGCTAGACTGCTCAGGAGACACAAAAATTTTAATAGGTAATGCAACAACTTTGACAAGCGTAGCTATGTCAGGTGACGCTACTTTAAGTAACACAGGTGTTTTAACAATAGGTGCAGGGAAAATAGACCCAGGCATGACCGCTATAGCAACTGGAAGTATTCTTCTAGGTACAGCGGCCGTAGGAGCTGAATTAGATTGCTCAGGTGACGCTAAGATTTTAGTTGGTAATGGAACAACTATGACAAGTGTTTCTGTAAGCGGTGATATTACAATAGACAACACAGGTGACGCCACTATAGGCGCAGGTGTTGTAGAGTCTTCAATGATTGCTGATGGGGCCATTACAGCTTCTAAACTAGCATCTTCAGGATCGTATGATTTATTTGATACTCCTGTAATGCAAATGCAGAATGATGGCACAGCAGTAAATGGTGGAGCAGGATCAGTAAACA